TGCATTGATGTTCGTCGCTAAACGCTTGTTGGACACCGAACTCCGCGTGTCTACTGCTGACAACGACATCAACGCGATCAAGCAAATGGGTGCAATCCCCGGTGGTTACACTGTGAACCACTTCTTGACCGACAGCAACGCTTGGTTCTTGACCACAGACGTTCCTAACGGCTTGAAGCACTTCGAGCGTGTTGCTTTGTCTAACAGCATGGACGGTGATTTCGATACCGGCAACGTGCGTTACAAAGCACGCGAGCGCTATTCCTTTGGATGGAGCGATCCGCTCGGAATGTGGGGCTCTGCTGGCGCCTAAGCCACAGACCACGCAACCATGCGGTTTACAAAGGGAGCTACGGCTCCCTTTGTTTTGGGTATTGTGTTACTGTTTAAGTTTATGGTACATTACCTCCTACTAAGGAGAAGTTCATGGCCAGAGGTATTTACAAAATCATCAACATCATCAACAACAAGTTTTATGTCGGCAGCGCAGTAGATTTAAAGCACCGCAAAACGCGTCACTTTTCCGAGTTGCGCACGGGCAAGCACAACAACCGACATTTGCAAGCGGCGTGGGTGAAGTACGGGGAACAAGCGTTCGTGTTCGTTGTCGTAGAAGAGCTGCACGCAGGTGCGGATTTGCTTGCCGCAGAAAACGTCTGGCTCAAGGATCACGTGGGTAAAGAATACTGCTACAACATAGGTGTTGACGCTACTGCGCCAATGCTTGGTGTCAGCGGGGAGGCCAGCCCGACATGGGGTTACAAACACTCGCAAGAAAACAAACAACGTATTGCAGCCGCATCCAAAGGGCGCACGCAAGACCAAGAAACCATTCAGCGCAAAACGGCGCACCTCATCGGCAAACCGAAGTCCGCAGAAGTCCGCGCAAAGATCAGCGCCACACTCTCAGGAGAAGGCAACTACTGGTATGGCAAGACACGCCCTGACCACGGCGCAAAAGTTCGCAAGGCGGTCGAGGTGTTTGATGGCAAAGGACGGTCTGAAATTTTTGAGAGCATTCTGAAGCTACGCGAAGAACTTGAAATCAAACCGCCCACTGTGAATCGCGCACTGAAATCAGGTAAACCACTCACACGAGGACCGTTGAAAGGATGGTCGTTCAAATATGTTGACCCCATATAAAATTCATGGTACAAACTACCCATCCCGGGGTTCCCGGTGTATCTGACAGTCCCGGCTGACGACATGCAGACAGATACGCCTAACTTGCATGTAAGGAAAACACATGGCACGCACTACCTTCCAAGGTCCAGTTCGCTCTTTGGGCGGCATTTATCAACAAGGCCCTGCCACAGTGGTTGAAATCACTGCTAGCACTACCCTTGACCCAGTTGCTCACGCAGGTCGCATCATTTCTGTCGGTGGCTCTTTGGCTGCCAACGTTGTGTTGACTTTGCCTTCGATCAACGTTTCTACAAACTCGATCACTTCTGGCCCCGGCCAAGACCCCAACACCGTGAACAACGAAGGCGTGGTCTACACGATCTGGGTGCCCACAACCATTTCTACCAGCTCATTGAAGATCGGTACAGACGGCACTGACAAGTTTGTCGGTTCTGTGATTTCTGTGGACACCGACTCTTCTGGCGCTGTGGTTGGCTTCACCGCTGCTTCAACCAACGACTTCATCAACTTGAACGGCACCACCACCGGTGGCGTCGCTGGTACATGGATTCAGATCGTTGCCATCGCAGCTAACAAGTACATGGTCACTGGTGTTGTGAACGGTTCTGGCTCTGTTGCTACGCCTTTCGCTGATTCCTAATCAAACCGAGGGGCTTCGGCCCCTCTTAAAAAAGGAGTTCTAGCATGACAATGCAAACAGACGTACTAGGCGGCACGCTAGTTGAAAGCGGGTTCGTCTACAAACAGCGCACACGCGTTAAAGGCGTGTCTGTCAAAGGCGACGGCACAAATCCCGGCCTTTTGCAGATTTTTGACACAGTGACAGCCCCTGTTACGGCAACTTACGCTCGTACTGGTGCAGTGGTCACAGTGACTAAAAACGCACACGGACTGAAGACCGGCGATATAGTTGGTTTGTCTTTTGCCCCCGGTACGGGGGGCTCTGCCACTGATGGCAACTACGTTATCACGAAGCTGACAGACAACACATTCACAGTCACAGACCTCAACAGTGGCAGCATCACTGCTGGCGCAAACTGTGTTTACGCCTCGCGTTGGATCATGACGTTCCGAATTGACGCTGGTGACGCGTACGTGAACTACTGGCTCATTCCGGGGCAGGGCTTCTTGGCTCAAAACGGCGTGTACCTGCTTATCACGGACCTCAACACAGCTTCTGTGTTCTACGGGTAACACCATGAAAGACCCATTCGCCCAGCTCGACGAATCGACCAAGCATGTGCTGGATGGCGTCTCTTTGATCGCCACTCTAGGAAGCTTGATTGAAATGTTACCTACGATTTCTGCTTTGCTCAGTATCGTCTGGGTGAGTATCCGCATTTACGAAACAGACACCATTCAAGGGTTGCTGGGACGTAAAAAACCCCCAACCGAAGAGTAATTTTTTAAGGAGGCCACCATGGCTAAATCATCTGGAAACGGCATCACTACTGCCAAAATGGGTAAAGTTCGCACCGCTGCTCCTAGCAAAGACGGTATCGCATCCAAGGGTAAAACCAAGGGCAAGCAGATCGTCATGAAGGGCAGCACGCCTCTGGGCATGAAGGCCGGCGGCATGGCTAAGAAAATGGCTTACGGCGGCAAGTGCTAAATCATGATGGCCAGCCGTGGTATGGGGGCCATATCCCCCAGCAAAATGCCAAAGGCTAAGACGATCGAACGCAAGGACGATCCGAACAAGGTCACCATGTACGCCGAAGGCGGCAAAGTGAACGCAGCTGGCAATTACACGAAGCCCGGTCTTCGCAAGAAGATTGTGTCTCAAGTAAAAGCCGCTGCTACACACGGTACAAAAGCTGGTCAGTGGTCTGCGCGTAAGGCGCAGCTGGTGGCCAAGAAGTACAAAGCCGCTGGCGGTGGGTATCGAGACTGACATGAAAGCGCCACAACAGTCACTTAAAAACTGGGGAGACCAGAAATGGAGGACCAAAAGTGGAAAACCGTCTAGCAAAACAGGTGAGCGATACCTTCCTCAAGCTGCGATCAAAAGCCTCAGCCCTGCTGAGTACGCTGCGACAACGCGTGCAAAACGCGCTGGCAAAAAAGCCGGGAAGCAGTTCGTAGCACAACCAAAGACAGTGGCAAAGAAAACAGCGAGGTTCAGATAATGGCTGAGAAGTGGATTCAAAAAGCGATTAAGAAGCCCGGTGCACTGCACGAGCAGATGGGCATTCCAAAAGGCCAGAAGATTCCGGCCAAGAAGCTGGCTGCCGCTGCAAAGAAACCCGGTAAGCTGGGCCAACGCGCACGTCTGGCACAGACACTCAAAGGGATGAAGAAGTAATGGCTAAGACTCCAGCGTGGACTCGCAAGGAAGGCAAGAACCCCAAGGGCGGCTTGAACGCCAAAGGCCGTGCCTCCTACAACAAGGCGAACCCCGGCAAGCCCGGGCTGAAGGCTCCGCAACCAGAGGGCGGCAAGCGCCGCGACTCCTTTTGCGCCCGTATGAAGGGCATGAAGGCCAAGCTGACTTCAGAGAAGACAGCCAAAGACCCGAACAGCCGCATCAATAAATCTTTGAGAGCTTGGAACTGCTGATATGGCAAACACCTCTGGAGCCACAGGATTCAACCTCGACTTGACCGAATTGGTCGAGGAGGCGTTCGAGCGCGTGGGCTCGGAGTTGCGCACGGGCTACGACTTGAAGACTGCGCGTCGTTCGTTGAACTTGCTGTTTGCTGACTGGGCGAACCGCGGCATCAACATGTGGACATTCGAGCAGGGCACCATCGACTTGGTGCAGGGCCAGAACACCTACGCGCTTCCCAACGACACCGTGGACTTGCTCGAGCATGTGATCCGCACGCAAGCCAACCAGCAATCCAACCAAGCTGACTTGACAATTACACGCATCAGCGTGTCAACCTACGCCACCCTGCCAAACAAGTTGCAACAAGCCCGTCCTATTCAGGTGTGGGTGCAGCGCATGGATGGCCAGCAGTCTTTGACATCCACACTGAATGGCGCGATCACATCGACCACAGACACAATTACCTTGGCTGATGCTACGGGCTTGCCCTCAACTGGCTTCATCAAGATTGACAACGAGTTCATTCAGTACGGCTACATCACAGACAACACGCTGTACAACTGCTTCCGTGGTCAAAACAATTCAACTGCTGCGGCACACTCAACCGGTGCTTCAGTCTACTGGGCCCGTCTCCCTGCTGTGACGGTGTGGCCTACCCCTGATGCTTCGCAGCCATACCAGTTCGTTTACTGGCGCATGCGCCGCGTGCAGGATGCCGGCGGTGGTGTGAATGTGATGGATGTGCCTTTCCGTTTCGTGCCCTGCATGACAGCAGGTTTGGCCTACTACTTGGCGCTCAAAGTCCCCGGTGGGCTTGACCGCTTGCAAGTCTTAAAGATGCAGTACGACGAGGCTTGGGCCACGGCTGCCGATGAAGATCAAGAGAAAGCGTCTGTGCGCTTTGTTCCGCGCCAGCAGTTCATAGGCGGTGGTTTCTAAATGGGAAACAGGTTCGCATCCGGCAAGTACAGTATCGCCCAGTGCGATCGCTGTGATGCGCGCTTCAAGCTGCATGAACTCAAACGCGAAGTCATCAAAACCAAGAACTACGAGTTGTTGGTGTGCCCAACTTGTTGGGACCCAGATCAGCCGCAGTTGCAGCTCGGCATGTACCCTGTGGATGACCCACAAGGCGTGCGCAATCCTCGCCCAGATCGCAGCTACTATGCGTCTGGCACAACAGGACTTCAGATCATCAACGGCAACAGCACGAGTATTGATGCACAAGGCTTTGTTGGTGAGGGTAGCCGTGACATTCAATGGGGGTGGAACCCTGTTGGTGGTTCGAGCTTAGATGATGTCGGACTCACGCCAAATTACTTGGCTTTGTCCGTGGAAATTGGTACAGTCACAGTTAGCACAACGTAAGGAGTCCCCATGGACAAGAAAGACCTCGCACAAGACAAGAAGATGATTAAATCTGCCATCGGCAAGCATGAGAAAAACATGCACCCCGGCAAGAAGCCAACCAAGCTGCGCGCTGGTGGCAAGACCAACAGCGACATGCTCAAGTATGGTCGCAACATGGCCAAGATCATGAACCAGCGTTCGTCTGGTCGCGGAGGCTAATATGGCTGAGTACAAACAACCAAAAAGCGCACCCATCCAAGCGGCTGGTGTGTCTGACAACAAAGCGTATTTGCGTGACTTGAACCAGTCCAATGCAAATGCGCACAGCAACGACTACAAGGGCACCAAGACTTCGGGTATCAAAATCCGTGGCACCGGTGCGGCGACAAAAGGCGTGATGGCCAGAGGTCCGATGGCATGACATACGACGAGCTTGTAGTTGCGATCACTGACTATACGGAGAACACTGTCCCAACGGTGGACATGAACCTGTTCATCACACAGGCCGAGCAGCGCATCTACAACACCGTTCAGTTTCCATCGTTGCGCAAGAACGTGACGGGGTTCACTACGGCCAGCAACAAATACTTGTCTTGCCCAGCTGACTTTTTGTCCACCTACTCATTGGCGGTCATTGATGCCAGCGGCAACTACGAGTACTTGTTGAACAAGGATGTGAACTTCATCCGTCAAGCGTACCCAAACCCAACCGACACGGCCATCCCCAAGTACTACGCACTGTTTGGTCCCACGACCACGAACTCTGCAACGCCCGTCATCACTGATGAGTTGTCTTTCATCCTTGGCCCCACACCCGACGCTGAGTACAGCGTTGAGTTGCACTATTACTACTACCCTGAGTCGATCACGGTGGCTGCTGATGGTCGGACATGGCTGGGTGACAACTTTGACTCGGTGCTGTTCTATGGCTCCTTGGTTGAAGCAATCACCTACATGAAGGGTGAGGGCGACATGGTGCAGCTGTACAACCAGAAGTACATGGAAGCGCTGGCACAAGCTTCTCGTTTGGGCGACGGTCTTGAGCGTAGCGATGCGTACCGCAGCGGTCAGTCCCGTGTGGCGCCTTTGCCTCAGAATAACGGGGTCAAGTAATGGCTATCGCTCAAGGCGCAACAAACACGTTCAAGATCGGGTTGCCAAACGGCGACTTCGACTTCAGCACAGACACGTTCAAGATCGCGCTGTACACCGGTGCAGCTTCGATTGGTCCAGACACAACTGCGTACACAACAGATGGCGAGACCGTAGCTTCTGGCTACACCGCCGGTGGCGAAACACTGACTGTCACGCAGACGCCTACAATCGGTACCCAGACAGGTGTTGCCACGGTGTACTTGTCGTTTGCCAACGTCACATGGACTTCAGCTTTGACTGCTCGCGGCGCGCTGATTTACAAGTCGGGTTCTGG